CCAATGAACTTAGCGGTTCCACGAAGTCGTCCGATGAGGTCTTCGAAGTCCTTGTAACCGAACTCTGGATCATCAAGCTGATCAACGAGAATAAGGTCATACGTAGCAGACAACAGATTGCTCTGCTGTTCTCCCTTACCTTTACCTTCCTGTCGAATGTGACGAAACTCTATCGTTGATTTTGTTCCTGCAACCACTAGATTGTTGTGTCTATCGGTTGGTGCTCTGTCGATCCAGTCTTCTGGGAACCACTTAAGCAACTCTGGCTTGGTTGAGTCTTCAAGTTTCGGTCTAGTCGCTCGACCAACCAAGATACGGGCACGTTCATACAATCGGCTAACTGTTGCAGCAATGATCCCGAGTGCTGCGGTTTTGCCATTACCATAACCTCCAGTGTATCCAGACACAGTTGTGCGATCTTCGTAGAAGCCTAGCTGCCACGGATTCTTCTCTTCATCGAATACGAACTCTTTACTTACTGCCATGTATCCTGCATACGTATACTAAAAAGAATGCAGTCAGCACTTTGTGTACTGACTGCAGAAGTTGCCCTCAATAATTACGCTCCCGGCGGTTCATACGGTCCGGGAAACAACGAATCAATATGATCAAGTTGTGGCATCGGTGGACCAAGAAACTCAAACCACGCAGCGTGATTTACTGAAGAAAGAATACTCTTCGGCAAGATGTACTTGTTATCTGCGCGCTGGATTGGCTGGTATCGAGGAGACAGCGATTGCAGCGGAACACGAACGATGTCTGCTTCTTGCTCTGTAAGGATGATGAATATTGACATATCTTTTTCCTCTTGTGTAGGCATTAAACATTTGCTCCCTTACTTGTTGCACATGCTTGAACATTTGCAGCACGTGCCGCAGCAAGTGCATTAGATAGTGGAGCGCCGATGGCACAAAAACCAACACTTGTAGGTCGGAACCCACTTGGTGTGCCTGAACTGTTGAAGGCGCCAACATGGAGTGAATGTGTTGGGGTGCTTGTACCTGGAGTTCCAAGAACTACATCAGTTAATCGAACGCCACGATCATACATCAAACTTGTATTGCTTCCACCGGCTCGACTTGTCGACTTCAAACCTCGACTATCAGCAGGAGAAAGAGCAAATGTAGGAACTGAACTCATGTTGAGCCGGCAACTTGCGCTAGTGCTAGCGCTAAAACGAGGACACAAGAAGATGACGTTGTTTGCTGCAGTTAAGACTCCATGACCGCCATTTGAAGCTACGTTATCTCGTTCATATACTTCAAATAGCTGATTTGTGCCTGTTATGTTGACGCCATGCGTCGCAGGAATAAATCCAAGATCGATGCAACTCGACAAACCATCAAACAGATAATGTCGGTCTTGCACGAATGTAGGTACATTGATTGGAACTGCAAACCGTCGCTGCTTAATTGATGTCAGAGCTTGTGGTTCGTTTTCCGCCCAGAATATCCAATAGTCATCAGTTAAATCCCACGCGCCGCTTGTCTTCTCATTGTAAATAAATTCATCGTAGATAATTCGTTGTGCAAGTGACACACTGCCGCCATTTACAATGACAGCATCTTCCCAATCCAGCACGTCTTGGTCAAAGGCTCTGCCTGATCCACCTCCGTACTGTCCTCCGAAGATGATAGGCATTGTTAGAATCCTTCCCAAGCAGAGAAAGATTTGCCTGCAGTACCAATGATGTAGATTGCGGAGAGTGGCACATCATTTAGTGTGAATACTACAGGTTCATACGGTTGCATTGTCATACAGCCTGTGCCGTTGATGACTGCTGTACCTCCATTAAGATTAAGTGCAGCAATGGCAGGACCATTCTTGAAGATGAGTCGCTTACGCCGTGAAGGTGATGCCGCCATAAGCAACTGCGATGCACCAGACAAAGAGTTGATGCCACGCCACACGTTGCCGCGAGTGAGCATAACCAACCCATTCACATTGATTGAAGTGTCTTGACGAGTGTCACTCATGATTACAACTCCACTCTGATTTCATCTTCTTGCTGCTCACCCTTGCGGATGATGCGGATGTTCAATCCGCCAATACGCTGAGTCTTCTCTTCTTGCTGACCAATGCCTGCAAGCTTCATGACATCACGTGCAGCGACGATGGCAATGTCTTCACGGTTGCTGTCGATGCCATCAATCATGCGCTGTGTTGCACGTTGTGATGCTTGAGCAAGCATGTGATTTGCAGCACGCTTGTTGTCTTCAAAGACAGTCGTATCGAACATCTGCACAAGTTGTTGATATGCATCAAGGTCTTTCAGCTTCTTGACGTTCTGTTCGCTTGTCTTGAGAGCAATAGCAATATCAGCATCGCTCAGACCTAGCATGCTGTACGTGATGACTGCACAGAATGCATTCATCTTCTCAGGCACGTCCGGAAGATCACCTAACTTGCGTGATTGCTTCTCTAGAATGACAGCAGCTTCACGTCCGCTCTTGATTTCACGTGACATTTCAACAGCAGGCTGCTTCACCTCCATAGGCTTCAGCACCTTGCCATTGTTAAGTACGACTGAGCCATCTTGCAGCGTCAGTCGTACTTCAAGGTCATTACTTACGTCCGACTGCACGTTTAGCCTTCTTTACTAGATCAGCAGTTGCAGCTTCATCTGCAGCACGCTTGCGTATCTGTTCCATCAATGCATTGTTCTGTGCATTCTCAGCGTCGATTTCAGGCTTCATCATCTTATCGACTTCTTTGTTCACACCTTTCTTATCTAGTTCAGGCGCACCAGAAGGCATCTTCTTACCGCTCTCATCAGATAACTTCGGCTCGTATGTGAGTCGCTTCTGTCCGTCAGGATACGGATTGTCTAGTAGTTTGCCATCTTCGCCAATTGCACGCGGCTGCGCTTTCATCTTTGCAGCATTCGGGGGCGTGCTAACAGGATCAGGTGTGAGCGTTGTTGCGTCGGACGGACTAGACGGCTTCTTACGCTTCATGTAGTGATCAGCAGCACCCAAGCCACCAACACCAATGAGAACAGGCAACAGCCAATCCCAGACACTACTTTCACGTGATGCTGTTGGCCTTGTAGGTGAATCAAGTGGATTGACCACACCACTCGCCATCGGCAGATTCGGTCCCATTGCAGGTGCAGGTGCAGGTGCAGCAGTTGCACTCTTGCGTGTAGGAGTAGATGCAGCTTGTACTGTCGGCATAGCTTGCTGCACTTCTGGCGCACCTACTTCAACAGTGCCGGGAGATGTGCCACCTGTCTGCGCCCTGGGCTTGTCAAGTAGATAGTCAAGCAAATCACTGTTGTCATCAATGCCACTACCGCGCATGCCCATTGCACGACGCTCAAGTACATCAGGATTCGCAGCACCGAATTCACGAACACGATTCGCATTTTCTGTAGTGTTCTCAGCACCATACGACTGCATGAGTCGTAAGAGCATTGCGTTGTCCATGTGCTAATCCTCTAGAGTAGTGTCGCGTTCAAACTGCATACTGTAGACTTGGCCTACAGCGAAGTTATGAATATGCTTGTTATTAATGAACTCAACGTATTCAGGCCCACTTGCGTTCTTAGTGTCCCATGTATTCGAGAATGTAACAAGCGCGCCGCCATCAATAGAAGTGATTTGTTTGACTATTTTACTTACGTGCATGATTACTCCTGTCCGTGAATCATGTCGCGGTAGAACTCTTCTAGCGATGTAATGCGTTGTGTAGTGTCATTGTCTCGTCGCTTCCATTCATCACGCACGAATTGATCAGACAGAGCGAGCTTGTTTAGTGAAGCTCGCTCTGCGTTGATGTATGAAGGCGACGGCACCACTAGAAGCGCCCAGTACCGCCGACCTGATTGCCGCCCTGTGTCAGGCCAACAGCAGTCGGATACGTGATTGCAGACTCAAGTAGCGCATTACTGAACCACTTTTTCAATTCAGTAATGTCAGCAGCAGTTGTAGCACGATTGATCTGTGTAACTGTAGCAATAGGACGCACACCGCCCATGTCACCTACACTAGAAGCACGCGGCACTGCAGCCTGTGGTCCAGACGATCCTTGAATCTGCGGATATGTAGCAGTAGCCGTCGTACCTGCAACAGTACCAATAAGAACAGCAAGTGCAGCACGTGCATCAGCAACACTACGCTTGTTCATGAACTTAGCAATGATGTTCGCCTGTACAGCACGATTCTGCGACGTGAGGAATGCGTACGGCTGCATGTCGCCTTCCATTCGCCAGAAGCCGCTCCAGCCAGTAGGCGTTGCGAGTGTGAGTGACATTGTGCATACTCCTTAATGACATGAGTGTGCAGCGTGTGTTGTTCTGGCTGCTGCGTGGATTTGTAGTTGTGTTATACCTTATATATAGTAGCGAGCCTGCCGTCAAGGCATTTCGAGCTTGACGGGCGGTATATTTATATGGTATGTAATACCCCGACGACACATCCAGCGCCATGCCCGCTCCCAGCCATAAGATGCTTCGCATAGGGCACGCGGGTAATATAATAACGGCTGCCACTCACATACACACACGCGCTCATATACACACTCATACGCGCGCAGCTTGACATCTTCACTGCTATATGATATAATGAGTCATACGTTGCGAGGGATAATACGCAGCGTGTCGTTATTATAATGCAGCTATTATATAATAGCATGCACATAGCATACTCATAACATATGCATAACAACAACATCCCCGACGAGCGAAGCTCGGCGGGCCGCGTATGCATGATTCACTTCCGCGTAGTTGCACAATCCCACTCTCCCACATTCCGGCTGCCGTATCATTACATGCAGCAGTATACTCCCAACCACTGGCTACGTGTGCGTGCGGCTGACATGCACTATACATACTCACTACACTCCGCACCCCCTGTTTGGTTTTGGCGGGGGGAGTAGGGTGTAGTGAGTGG